CTAACCGTTTAGCCTCTTCTAGTCGTTTCTCTTCTTCTAACCGTTTAGCCTCTTCTAATCGTTTCTCCTCTTCTAACCGTTCAGCCTCTTCTAGTCGTTTCTCTTCTTCTAACCGTTTAGCCTCTTCTAGTCGTTTCTCTTCTTCTAACCTTTTAGCCTCTTCTAATCGTTTCTCCTCTTCTAATCGTTTCTCTTCTTGTCGTTTCTCCTCTTCCAACCGTTTTGCCTCTTCTAATCGTTTCTCCTCTTCTAATCGTTTCTCTTCTAACCTTTTCTCCTGTTCTAATCGCTTAGCCTCTTCTAGTCGTTTCTCTTCTTCTATCCGTCTTAACTCTTCCTCTAAGCTTTTTAGTTCCTCTCGTCTTTTTGCTTCAGCAATAGAGTTTTCATCGTCTCGAATATCAGGTTTTAAAATAGTTTCGCAAGTAGACTCTATTACATGAAATATTTCATCGGGTTCATTATGTTGTATACAATCAGCATCAAAGTCAATATTATTTTTATTACAAAACCCCAAGAAGCTGTTTCTTCTAGTATCTACATCTTCAACCATATCACTAGAAACTGAATTACATGGCGTATTCATTCTAGCCGATTCATTATCACTTGATTCCCCCGATTGACTAAGGTTCTCTAAAGATCCACCCCCCTTACGACTCATTTCAATATAGTTATCAAACCTAATATCCGTATTTACATGAGTATACATAAGCTGTATTTTGTGACTAAATCGTTTCAAATATTTGGTATGTAATTTGTGGAAAAACTCTACATATGTCAGGAACAGCGACACTTTATGTCGTATCATGATAATATCAAAGTTAAATGAGGCTACAAAGTTATCAATGTTCAATCCAATCTTACGTTTACCTTGATAGTTTAAAAGTTCGTTTTCTTTTAATTCTATATTATTCAAAATTGAGTTTACCAACAAGAGAATATTTTCATGTAATTCTTGAATAGTCTCAATATTATACTCTTTGAATGGCTCTAAATCCTTATAAGAAGGAAAGTTATTTATTTTAATAATCTCTAGTACCTTTTTATCTGTTATAATATCGGTGATATACGCACATACGATTTTATATAATTTGAAATACTCGCAATACATGCGATTATTTATTGCCAAAAACAATCGTTTCATATCTTCATATTCCAAATCGATTAATCTACTTTGAAATCTGAACGAATCCAGACCAAAGACAAATAACGCATTTTCATTATGTTTTATAAAATCTGCGTATAAATTTTTCAATTTTACAATCCGTTGTTCCAATGACTCGAAAACACTCTTGACACTTGTCCGTATAGTAATAATGTTATTGAAATCATTTTTCAATTCTCCAATTCTAGTATCCATAAATTATTTCCATATTAAAAATTCACTTTTTCCAAAAGTGGAGCCAAAATCTTTTCTCCCTTTTTCTAAAAGGGATTTTCCAAAAGTTATGAAATAAAAATATTCTCAAGTCACTGTATATGTCTGAAGAGAAGGAGGTCGAGTTAATAGAAGAACGCCAATTAATAGTAAACAGTGTAGAATGGACACCAGAACACGAACAAATATTAGTGGAATGGGCTGATAAGGCAATGTGTTATCGCTGGCTACATTCCAAATCACACGCAATGTTTTCATATTTGAATACATGGTATACTATACCCGTGATTATTTTGTCAACGCTCACAGGTACCGCAAACTTTGCGCAAGAACGCGTTCCTGTCCAATTCCAAACATATTATGTTATGCTTGTTGGGTCATTGAATATTTTAGCGGGTATAATCACAACAATTCAACAATTCTTGAAAATAACACAATTAAATGAAGCCCATCGCGTTAGCAGTATTTCGTGGGATAAATTCTATCGCAATATCAAAATTGAATTAGCGAAACACCCAACGGAAAGAATAGAAGCCAAACACATGTTAAAAATGAACAAGGAAGAGTTTGACAGAATGATGGAAACAAGTCCATCCATTCCTGAAAAAATAATAATTGAGTTCAAGACAAAGTTTAATAAAACAGAAACATTTATTAAAATTGTGAAACCAGAAATATGTGATATTTTAATACCCACTGACGAGTGTAGAAACCAATGGTTCAATGATGAAAATAAAACTAGAACTGAACACACTAATTTACAATTAAAGTTATCAAAGGAAAATAAGATTAAAAGGGCAATTGAACAAAATAATAAAATAGTTGATGATTTTATTACAATATTTAAAAATTTGAATAATCGCGAACCACTGGATACAGAAATTATAGATAATTTGAAAGACAAGATTGATGTTTTCACAATACAGCAAATTATCGATAATAGATTGGGGTCGGCGAATAATGTATAATTCCACTTTTAAGAAAAGTGGAGCAAAATGTATTAATGGGGAGGGTTACGGGGTCCCTTGGGAAGCCCCGTGTAGAGCAAAATGTATTATTCGGGGGGGGTTACGGTGTCCATTGGGAAGCCCCGTGTGGAGCAAAATGTATTAATGGGGGGGGGGGTTACGGGGGCTATACCTCCGTGTTATTTTGGAGCGGCAGAACTAAAGATGTGACGATTAGAAACAAGTAGAAAAGGATGTAAACACCATAAATATCCTCACTTATACCCCAAAAATTTAAAATTTTACTCAATGAATAGAAGAAGAGGATTGCGCTACCTATAACAAGTAATTTTTCCATGATACATATTCATTACAAAATAAAATATGGGCTATTTTCTCCATATCTTAGATATTCGACAAATTCATTGAGGCATTTGATCCAAATATATATTATGGTGGGGTTACGAGGGTACCGCCTCCATAGTAATCCAGCGGTATTTGTTGATCATGTGATTTAACAACAATAATAGGTGTATTTTTCAATATTTGTCCATCATCTAGTTCCATATGTCCTAAATAAACACTGTCATAATTTGCTGCCCATTTTCCATCATAATCCGTGATACGTTGGGTCATCAGCTCATATTTATGATTGAGGCGCTGATCATTCAATCGCTGTTTTTTTAATAATGATTCATCTATTTCATCATTTGGAAGATTCTGTTTAACAAGCATGTGACCTGTAAATATCGCAAATCTCACAACTCCAAAGTATTTTGATGCGTTTTCAAAATTGGTAAAATAATAATATGGGCCAAGCATTGTATTATCATGTGACTTATTGTTTCCAAATGTATATGTAAAATTCAAATTAGATTCATTACAACCAAAATACACAGCTGTTGGTATTTCTAAGGCCTTGTTATTTTTATCATCCAACATTGTAAATGAAGCCACGTTGTTTTGAACAAAGTTTGTTACCCTTGGGTCAATTGGTTTGTTATATACACGTTTAATGTTCACCATTTCATCTATCAAACAAAGCTGGGAATCATAAAAATTTTTAAATTTAGAAGAAATACTCAAATCTATAAAAAAATAAATATCACCATTATATTTCTTGTAACCTGTATAAACCATATTATGATATTCAATTTTGGTAGTCTGTAATAAAAACTTTCTAACAATTGTAAAAATCTTACGAGAACTCAATTCATATTTGTTTGTATCATTGGGGATATCAACACCTATATCATTTACACGAAACGGATTAAATGATACAGTATATCGTGGGAAATCAAGACTTCCATTTACATCAGTTAATAAGTATTGTAAAAATGGTCGTTCATCAATATTAAATGTTTTGTAGCAACACAATACGACATTTGTTCCATTGGTTACATTGTATATTTTTGGTTTGTATTTTTCAACTGGTGTATATGTATAATCCATACACATTTCATACAAAACTTATTTGGCAATTTTACGCCTCTCTTTCTCTTTTAAAAAAAGAGAACAAAACCCAATCTCTTTTAAAAAAAGAGAACAAAACCCAATCTCTTTTACACCTTCGAACATTTCAACCGCCGATTATTTTGTATTGTGTATAAACGACGCTTGGACCAGGTTGCCCCTTAAATAATAATTGTAAGTAGGTGTATATCCAAGTGTGTCTTTTTTACTAAAAATTTCAACTCTGGCATTCGGGTATTTTATGGATTCGTTGATAGCATCCTCTTTTGATAACAATATTACTATATCTTCCCACTCGCTTCCGCTTCCAAAAAGTAACATATAAACGAACTCCATTTGTATAGTATAGAAGTATCCGTGCTTCTATATCGTAATCGGCTTTTCAAATGTGCGAAGGTGTAAAAAAGAGATTTTGCTCCACTTTTTTTAAAAGTGGAAAAAAAGTGGAAAAAAGTGGATTATTTGTCAATTTTTCGCTTTATAGTTTCACTAATCTTTTCCTCGCGATTATCCAGAACAAACTTTGTGAGTTCCGCAGCAATCTGTTCGTCATTCTTATAATACGCCTGTAATGCCACCAACAATGATTTGCCATTAATCGGCTTTTTCACCTTACTTTGCTTGTATACTAGAGCCCCGCCATTTATATCAAAGCAATCTATATCATTAGATTTCATAACGGTAACCAAATTATCGGTTAATGCTTTTTTCTTTTCATTACGATCCTTGATAATGGCCTTCATTTGGGTAATTTCAGTATCATACTTAATCCATTCTTTGATATTATTCACAAGTTGTTCCTTTGTCTCCATAATGAAATATGGAGACAAATTTTTATATTATTATTATTATTTGTTAAATATATTGATTAATTAGATTTACTTATTCTTTGAATGGATCTTACAAAATTCACTACCTTCACACAAATTCTTCAAACACCACTTCCCCTTATTCTTTCCAGATTTGATAATTTCCTTACATCCAATAACGGGATCATCTAGATCATTCAGCTGATCATCAAGAATATCGACATTGCTAATAACAATATTTTCAGGATCATCATCATTTACATAATCGTAATTTACATACCCATCATGTATTTCAGCAGTCTTTTTACCCATAAGATACATACTTGCTACTAAATCTGTAAATTGTATCATTGTCAAATCCATATTTGGACTAATCTTTGCGAAAGAATTGGTGCCTTTTTTTAAGTTACGAATATCATCAATACAAGTAATCATATTGGCCTTCATTTTAGCCATCGTCTGCGTATACAAAACACATTTTTTATTATACTCATTCAAATATTCCGTCATTTTTGCCAGATCCTTGTTGATTTCATCGCAGGCCAAAATATGCTGTTTCTTGATATTCTCCTTTTCCTCCTTGATCTTTTGCTTTGCTTCCAACTTAGCAGTCTTCTCTTTCAACTTGATATCATTCTTATATTTGCGGATTATCGCCTTCTTATGATTATAACAATATGCTTTGGTATCGCCATAATTATCATCTTCTGGCATGGATGTTCCATAATAGCAGCATTTATTATTCGGCAAATTCATTTCATTTTCGGGTAAATCTGGATTAAACAGCAAATTTGTGGTTATATATTCACATTTAACCCAGTGCGGCGCAACATATGGAACATATGAATTCACACCATTCACCTTTTTCAATCCTAACTCTTCATAATATGGTAGAACCCCTTGCTGTTTATTTCTACAATATGGACAGCGGATTTCATCTATCTTTAATGAACTTATTGTAGATTCCATAATATTAAACTTTTGCTTATGATTGAAAATATCATTATACAAAGGAATGTAATTAAATTTGTGACCACAACTAAGGGTTACAAATTTATCCGTTAAAGGCAGATTTGTAATTAAACAATTATCTGCCTCATCTTGATCATCATCGGCAGTAAGCATATTATTAAATAAACTTTGATAGAAATCGACATTACCCTCAACAATATATTTGGGCATAATACATATAATTTGCGAAATACCTTTATATTTTTTATATAAAATAGATATATTGATGTCACCTCCTCAAGTATGGGGGCCAGCAACCTGGTCATTTTTTCATACATTAGCGCACAAAGTAAATGACAACCAACCGCCTATTGTTTACCAGCAAATTTTCATTCAAATACGGCGAATTTGTGGATTTTTGCCTTGCCCCGAATGTTCTCGCGATGCGTCCATCTTTTTAGGAAAAATTAATCTGAATGAAATCCAAACTAAACGAGCATTAATTGATAAATTGTATATTTTTCACAACTATGTCAATAAGAAGAAGAAGAAGCAACTATTTGATTATGGTAACATAAACAAATATAATGAATTGAATATTATTCAGGTATATAACACATTTATAAAAAATTATAATACAAAAGGGAATATGAAGCTTCTAGCTGAAACATTTCAGCGTAAGCTAATTATTAATGATCTAAAGAAATGGTTTACTGCGAATATTAGACATTTCACGCCACTTTTGGAAAAAGTGGAGCAAAAATCGTAACAAATACACTTTTGGAACCAGGGAACCAAGGTTTAAGCGCCGAAGGCGTGACGGTAGGGCAAAGCCCACCCGAACCCCTCCTTAATGGGGGGGCTTACCCCTGTGGATTAGTTAATTGCGCTTAAGAGCTCTCCATTCTTGTATAATGCACATTTGAATGTTTGTTCTTTAGGTCGCGAACACACTTGATTGTTACTGGAGACTTCGTTGAAAAATAAATGTTGTTTGGAGCCACCACTATACATTGCGGAGACAATTAGTCCCGATGATACCATACCAAACAATATATTAATCAACAAATCAACTGTATTTTGTACACAACCCTTATAAACTTTAATAAAAATATCGAATATGAAATAGGTCAACAGACCCGATAATATCCAGTAATTGATATTCCCATTTACAAACATTGGGAACGTCAAATAGATTATCGTAAAAGCGAAAACAAACGCACTAAATGTTGGGTTACCATATTTACTATATTGTATTGATGTGCATATGGTATTGTCACCTACAATAGGTTTGCCTCCCGCAAACATATACCAATAATTGCGAATAACACAGCAAGCAAGTAAATACCCTAAATAAATAAACCCCTTGAAATTTTGAAATATAAATGACATCGCAACTAAACAGACTGCGAGAATTATTGGTGAATAAAATGACAAGAACACAGCGATATTGAATGGTTGAAATAAAATTAATGGTGTATTTGAAGCATAATTGTTCGAGGGTATAGAACTCATATACTATTCATCTATAATATTTTCAACCTTTAAGAAAGGTTGATCCAAAATCACTTTTGCTTCGCTTAACCTTTGAGAAAGGTTAATCCAAAATCACTTTTGCTTCGCTTAACCTTTCTTAAAGGTGGATTTTCAAAGGTGGATCCAGTATTAAATCAAAAACTGTTTGGACATCATTTATACAATGAAATTTGATATCCTTTATAATTTCATTATTGGCATACTTGTCCATGATTTTATCAAAATCACGCCTGTTTTTCTCAGGAAAAATAAATTCAGTAATTCCAGATGGTATAGATTTTATTATTTTGTGTTCTAGTCCACCAATCTCAGTCAGTGTATAATCAAAGCTAGTTTCTCCAGTAATACCAACATAATTCTTGATCTTGATGTTGTTAAACAAACTGAAAATCACCACAGTAAATGCAGTTGTCGCAGATGGACCATCCTTATTTGTGCTTATATCTGGACAATGGATATGAATACCAGCAACGCTATTCTCCTTGGGATTGTTATATAATTTGATTAATTCCTGTTGACGTTCAACAGGTGTTAAGTTCCATGCGTTTGTTAAACTCACGCTGACAGATTGTTTCATTACATCTCCCATGGAACCTGTTAATGTAAGACCCAAAAATTGAGATGAGGGAATAAAACTCGCTTGTAATTCCAAAACTCCACCATCATCCAAATCATTGGCCCATAACGCATTTATTACACCGACTCTGCTCTTATTATGAATTTTATATGGAATTATTTCTCGCTTTTCTTTGAAATATTTCTTCTTTATATCATCAGTTGTAATTATTATGGGTAATTCCAAGTCAATGTTTGTATTCTTCAATATATCTAAATTCAATTGACCAACAACTTCAAATAATGCTTCTTTCAATTTACGAACCCCTGGCTCCATCGTATAATCCTTGATAATTAATTGTATTGTTTCATCTGGAAAATGAACCATCCCTTCCAGTCCAATATTTGCGTAGATTTCCGGTAATAAATGCTGCTTAGTAATTATTAATTTATCATCTACCGTCAAACTATCAAACTTAATCCGGTGAACGCGATCCAACATGATCTTGTCGATTAATCTCGGGTCATTGTAAGATAAAATAAACAACACTCGAGAGAAATCTAAATCAATACCGGTGAAATATTTGTCCTGGAACTCCTTGTTTTGTGATGGGTCTAACAAATGAGTGAAAATGCCCGCGATTTCCTTTCCATGCTCTGTTTTCGATATTTTATCCGGTTCATCAATTACAATGATTGGATTCATACACTTATTGTCTATCAGGATTTGAACAAGACGACCCCATGTGCTGCCAACATATGTAAAGCTGTGACCAACCAGGGTCGACGCATTGGAATCCCCACCAACTGCCAATAAGGCCAGTGGGCGAGGCACACCATTTTCATCTGTCAAACATTTTGCCAATCCTTTCGCAAGCGTTGTCTTTCCAACGCCCGGATTTCCCTCAAAACCCAACACGTGTCCACATGTATTATCATTATTTGTATTAATCCATTGACCAATTACACACTCGATCTGTTGTTTTGCCTTTTTATGTCCATACACTGCCTCATCCAATATTGAAGCCACACTAGTTGTGTAGTCCTTTATTTTAGAAATATTTGCTTGAATTGGTTCTATATCAATATGAATGTTTTTATTACAGAAAATAGAATGGGTTTCCTTCAATAATATCGAGTGTTCGGGCTTTCGACAAGTTATATTTAGAAAATTGGTCAGTTCACTCAACTGAAGTGCGCGTTTCAAATTGAGTTTAATTGGTACCATATTGTATTTCAAAAGGATACAATTTACTTTATTTACAACACTTGTGAGAGCTTGTTTATTCATTCCTTGAATTGTTTTCACCAGATTATCCAAATCATTGATCATCGTTTTATCATTATTTGTAATGTACTTTAAATACTTGAATATCTCAACACTTGTATAATTGTCTTTCATTGGAATATCCGGAAACTTCTCACCGATATTATGATTCTTGTAGAAATCCTTGAATTGTTTCTTTATGACACCCATAATATTCAAAATGGGCTCTCTCTTGTAAACACCAAATGGGATCTTCAAGAGACCATCGAGATATTGGCGCGCCTTTGATCCCGAATCCTCTGATTTAGATTTTACTTCTTTCAACTTCATCATTGCCTTTTCCTTTACACTGTCTGGCACATTCATTAAACAAATTTGCTGTTCCAGTGGTATCTTATTTATATCAAAGTTAGACAAATCATTTGTGTATTGGATCGTTTTTTTCATCGCCTGTTTAAAGAATTGCTTTGTATACCATGTGAAACTATCGAACAATGTTGTCTGTTCTTGGGTATCAATATCTCCACCTCCATTTGTCTCATTGGATAACAAATCATACAAAAGATATGCTAGATATTGATTTTCATGGGAGGATGATTTTATAAGCAAATATATCAGGGTATTGCGCTTTGAAAATAAATCATCTACTATAAAATCCTTTACTACAGTTGAAATTTGTTTTTGGTGAATCGCCCTGTTTTGACTCAAATAACCAATAAATTTGTTATATACATCACTACAAACTGAATTTATCATATAATCTTTCAAGCTCAGCGATTTTAAAAAGTTTTCAAAAATATCATCTTGAAAATCTGGTTCGGTTGGTAAATTGTCTTTGATGTCCTTTTTATGTCTTGTCATGTATGGACTATTCAATAAATCCACAATTACATCATCAAGAATACCATATACTATGAGGCCCTTCTTCAATGTGCTATTGTATATATACACTTTCAAACCATATACGCGCATATGAAACTGCTTGTAACTGGATAATACATCAAAACACTCGAGATTCTTCGTATGTTCGTCAATTGTTTCGTCGCTACCGATACCCTTTTTTGATTTGCCATCTTCCTTTTTACTTACGATTTTATAACCTGTTGGGTGAAAATATTTTTTTAGTAGTTCAAATTTATGTAGCTCATCATCTGTCTCGGTAAACTTGTTATTATTGCCAAAACAAATTAATAATAAATCTTCGAGACTTTCGGTTCCATATATTTTTAAAAGGCTAGATAGTTCATTATTTATATTCTGTAAATAATTTATCAACTCATCTGGAGCCACTTTTGATAAATCCACTTTTGAAAAAAGTGGAGCAAAAAGGGGGTTTAAGGGGGCTTTGCCCTCGTGTGGAGCAAAATGGGGGTTTACGGGGGCTTTGCCCCCGTGTGGCGCAAAGGTTTTATTCTCATTTGGAGCAAATGTTTTATTCTCTTTTTCTAAAAGAGATATCTGTTTATTAATAGCCATCATTCGTTCAACGCAGGTATTTACTTCAACAATTCCTAAAAGATCGAGCACCTTATTTTTTTGGACATTAACAATCGTTTTTTGAATTACATCACTGAAAAATCGTATTTTTTTATATACAAGTATCATAACGTCTTGATTATCCTTCACACCAATTTCTTTTTTAATCTTTACGTTATGTTTGTTTTCCGTCATTCTATTCGTATAGATAATATTTTTATTATTTTACTTCAGTAAATATATTATATACTAACGACATAAATGATTAACAATATAATATACAATGGGCATACCTAGCTACTTTTCATACATTGTCAAAAATCATGCGACGGTCATTCGAAAATTGGATTCCTCAAAATTCAAGACAAATAATTTATATTTGGACGCAAATTCCATCATATATGATTGTGTTCACAAAATTGATTTTACGAAACTAGCGCCTGGAAACTTTGAAATAATTTATCAAGCTGTGTTTGATAAGATTGATGAATATATTACACTTATTTCACCTGACAGCAATATATTCATCGCGTTTGATGGCACAGCGCCGGTTGCGAAGCTAGAGCAACAAAGACAAAGACGTCATAAATCTCTCTACCAAAATAAGATTGCAAAGACAATTTTGAAGCGGGTCGAGGATCCATGGAATACAACCGCTATCACACCTGGGACGAAATTTATGATTGGTTTGAATGAAACTCTTCGCAAGAAATATACCAATCCTTCAAAATACAACGTAAAAAATATAATATTGTCGCCAAGCGATAAGTATGGCGAGGGTGAGCATAAACTCTTTGATTACATTCGCACATTCCCTGACCAACACCTGAATAAAAATACGGTTATTTATGGTCTTGACGCTGACCTGATTATGCTTTCTATCAATCATCTACCAGTGAATCCCAATATATACTTGTTTCGTGAGACGCCAGAATTTATTAAATCCATCAATAGCGAACTAGACCCCAACGAGTCATATATGATTGATATTCCTGAGCTGGCTAAAATTATTACGTTGAATATGAATAATGGTGAGCCGTTGACTACGGAACAACAAGCGAACCGCATTTATGATTACATCTTCATGTGTTTCTTCTTGGGGAATGATTTTATGCCACATTTTCCATCAGTCAATATCCGGACAGGTGGTGTTGACAAGATGATCAACGCATACAAGGCCACTATTGGGAATACCGCAGAGAACTTGACCAATGGGAAGACAATTTATTGGAAAAATGTTCGAAAGTTGGTCCAGTTCCTTGCTGATGCGGAAGAGGTAAATTTCAAGAAGGAGACCGCGTTGCGTGATCGACGCGAAAATCAACCCCCCATCGGGTTGGGAGGCTTACGGGGTAGCCCCGTGAAAAGTGGAGAAGATGAGCTGAAAAAGTTTGAAGCTATTCCAACATATGAACGTAAAATGGAGAAGTTTATCAATCCATTTAATAATAATTGGCAGCGAAGATATTACAAGACGTTATTCAATGTAGATATTGACGATGTGCGAAGAAAACAAATATGTGTGAATTATCTAGAGGGGCTTGAGTGGACTATGAAGTATTATACCACTGGATGCGCAGATTGGCGGTGGTGCTACAATTACGATTACCCGCCACTGTTGTGTGACCTGATTCATTATATTCCATATTTTGAGACAGAGTTTATTGTGAAGAAAAAGCCGGCACCTGTGAATGAACTTGTTCAACTGTGTTACGTTTTGCCTAAGGAGTACTTACAGTTGTTGCCGACTAAAATTTGTGATCGTGTGTTGAGTGAATATAGCCATTGGTATACAAGCGAACAAGAATGTGAATATGTGTGGGCATATTGTCGATATTTTTGGGAGGCTCACGCTCAACTACCCGAGATTGATATTGATGAATTGGAAAGGTTTATCCTTCCACTTTTGGAAAAAGTGGAGCAAAAATACTTACCCTCGTGAAAAGTAGATGAGTTAAAACAATGGAAAATAAATGTAATCTACAATAAATGAGCAGATTTTCAATGTCATTTGTTAGTACACCTCCAAGAATTAATTCAAATACGCGCAGTTATTTCAACAAAGATATGAATTATTATATCTGTAGCTACGGCGGCTCTGGATCAACTGTTTTGTTTAATTATTTATCACATTTTGGGAATGTTTATCATATTCACGACAGATATCCTCCAAACAAATTACAATATATAGGAGGAGAGAAGACTGATGAGGATGTTTACCGTGAATGGTTTAATGGTGTAGAAATACCAGAAGATAAAGTAAAGAACTATAAGGTGATTTTTATCTACAGGAATCCGGTTCAGGTTATATTTTCTAGGTTCGCACAAGTACAGGGCCCGAATATACCTCATTTACAGCATATCAAATGTGGCAATAACGGGAATATCAATATATTTGATGTAGTTCGTAGTGGAAGGGATTTGTATGGGGTAGAAGAATTTTATGATAATTATATGGTCCCGACAAATAGAAACTATGATATTTATGGTGTAAAATACGAATATTTTTGGGATAATATTGGGTTTTTCAATTATATGCTTGGTATTCCTGATGTTAAAGAGTTGTATCCCATCAAACAAGAACGCGCAAAAAAATTCAGCTTTGTAAAGGAGCTAAGTTTTATTTATAGAAATTTGATAACTAAAATGTACAAGACGAAATTTATTGAGGTTATCAAACCAATTCCACTTTTCACGGAGGTTCCTTTCGGGACCCCGTAAGCCCCCTCCTATTACTTCGTGCTGCTGCGCGATGAGGGAGGTTTGGGTGGAGCAAAATGGTAGTCCTTGAGAGGGAGCAAAATTTTATTCTCTTTTTTTACAGCGGACCGCATTTTGAATACCGAGTCAAGAGATATAAAGAAATAAACATATTATAATTATATGCTTACAACAACTAAAGAATGGTTGATGAGTTTATTAATTATGAATAGTGATAATAATTGTATAACACGAAATGGTATATTATGGAAATCGGTAGCAGGATTTTCACAATGTGGGTGTGTTTTTGCTATTTATCAAAATGATTATAATTATTGTGTTCATTCAGCAGATGAATGGAAAGAAAATGAAGAACCTAATATGGGGTATTATGATAAATCATTAACATATGATGATTTAATCAGTAAAATCGCAGATACTTATGATAACATACGCGAAAAAGTCGCCATTTGAAACGAATATCAACATTCCCATCTTTTTTATATCTTTCAACCCATCGCATTAAACTTCTTGGATTACAATTGAAAATTTTACAAACTTCTTCCTGTGTTTTATCTTCAACTAAATAATAATTTACAGCAGTAATTTTATAATCATTACTTTTACGAGTAGTCATTATAAATAATGGTTTATTATTTATAAAAAAATTGATTTGAAAAACTAATTATAATAAGTATTATATTATTACAAGATGACAGAACAAAAAGTTAAACTCGTTATTGAAGATGAATTATCTATGGAAGACATTAACGCAAGAATAAAACAAGAAATTTGTTATGAAACTTTGGAAGAATTAAGTGACGCAAAATTAATCTGTGAATATAAAGATTGTAATTCTGTTAAAAATGAAATAACAAAATTGAGCGATGTATTGGGAAAATATATTGACGAAGAAACAAAACAAAAAATAATACAAGAATATTTATTACAACTAATACCAGCAGGAACAAAAGGAGTTATAAGAGGCAATAAGTTTAATAAAATAGTAAAGCAATTTATCACAAAATTAGAATTTGACACAACACGATTTGAAATTTGTTTTGAAAAAAAATGTGAAGGTCATTTTACGACTGAAATACCAGATTGGTATATTCTGGAAAAATCAATTAATAAAATTATTATTGGTATGAACCAATTAGATTTATGGGGTGGAGGACAGCAACTTAACAGAGGTTCAAAATATATAGAGAATAATAAACATAATAACGAAAACAGTAAGTTATTATGTGTTGTTTGTAATGAAATACAATTTAAAAGTAAAAAAAATAAAGCATACAAATTATTTGAAAATGGTTTTGAAAATAATACATTGTGTTATTTGAATAATTTACAAAATATTATTACTTCATACTTTAATTAACATTCTAATAACGGGTTGAATTTAAATATTAATTCTTGTTTTGAGATGGATTTAGGACCAACCGTATTGTTAAAATCATAAATGATTGTAGATAATTTCTTTATATTTTCGTGTGTGGATTTTTCATTTGTAAATTTTATAAAATAGTGCGATTGAATACTTTTTTCATCAATTTTTTTATCAATTATACCAGCATTAACACCAACACGGCGAAATGAAATATCTGGATTTTCTGTTTTTTCAACAAATATAAAATTATTTGGTTCTAATTTTTCATTAACAATTCTATTTACATTTTTTTTTTCCCATATTTGAAATATACATGGAACATTATGTTCTACACCATCTACTAAAAATGATTTGTCAGGTAAATCTATTTCAAATATAAGATGAAAATTTAATGGAAATGTTTTTTTTAAACTATCTTTTTTGAAACTTTTAGGTAATATAAATGAAACACTATCGCAAAATTCACAAGATTTTTTTATAAATTTAATTGCGAATGATGATTGACGACCAAATGGAGGATTACCTATTATGTGTATTTTACTAAAAGCGTTCTTAATAATACCATAGTCATATAGTAAATAATCTTGTTTTATTATTTCGTCATTATCAGGTTCTAAATCATAAAATCTAAAATTACTTGTTAATGATTTAATACCAGTAATAAAAGAACCATTACCCGCACTTGGTTCTACAATTAAATCATCCGTATTTATTTCTATATATTTTTTAACGAGATTTAAACACAACTCTACAACAATATCCTTTGTATAATATTTATCAATAGTATTACGGTTTAATCCTTTTGTTTGTTTAGTTTCCATATTAGGTATAGTTTGTTGTTCGGTTAAATTAATAATATTTAAATCAATTTTTTCTTTATTTATAATTGTATTTTCAGGAATTATAGCATTAAGTTTATCTTCAACTGCTTTATCAATTAAGACCTTAATTTTATCGGCATTATTTTCGCACATATTTTTCCGTTTTTGGTGTTGATTATAATGTGATTTTTGGGTAAAAGTTTTATAACATTTGTCGCAACTATAATTAACCATTTTAGTTATATAGTATATTAATATTTTATTTTTATATAGTTTAACTAAAAATTAACTAAAATAGTTATTCCTAAATTATTTCAATAAAAATATAATTTACATTTTACATTTTAGACAAAAATCGGCGTTTGAAATGTAAAAAGGTGTAAAGGTTGATTTTTTGGCTAAACCTTTTTAAAGGTTGATTTTTGGCTCAACCTTTTTAAACTTTGATTGGATACAACTGTTTACCTCTGTTATTGAATATTTTATCACCTTTTATACCATGAATTTTATTGTTGAGTATTGTTAGCAATTTGATACCACAATCTCCCTCAAGGCCCTTGATTGCCGCATATTCCTCAAGGCCTGGGTTTTTTCTTGTAAAAATTTTATCTGCGATACTATGATGTAAATCATAAAAGGTTTGCTGAATCCAACAACCTGTATCATCTAGATAAAATGTTTCCTGGACTTGGGTGTCTACCACTTTTTCGCGTTCCATTAAAGGATAATAACCATCTCCGCGTTCGCGTTCGCATTCATCATAGTACATTGTAACATGAACATATCTATTAGTATCCATTTTTATCATAAGAAATATTATTATGATAAAGAATCATTTTTTTACAAATCAACCTTTGGAAAAGGTTGAGCCAAAAAATCTAACATTTAGTTACAATTTTGCTCCACCTCTGAGTCTGAGGACAAGATGGATTGTCGACTCCTTCTGAATGTTAAAATCTGCTAATGTGCGACCATCTTCAAGTTGCTTTCCAGCAAAAATGAGACGTTGTTGGTCAGGAGGGATGCCTTCTTTTTCCTGAACCTTTGTCTTTACATTTTCGATTGTGTCACTTGGCTCAACATCAATGGTAATCGTTTTTCCTGTAAGGGTTTTCACAAAGATCTGCATGCTTTGTATATACAAATATTTAAATTTTACCCAAAAAAACGAATAAAGAAAGTTATTACATAAATTTTTATTTTTGCCAAGACTTTTTTGGCAAAATGAATTTTGGACATTTATAAATGTCCATTTTCTGATTTCCCAAAAAGGTCTTGACAAAAAAAAGTGAAAAAATGAGTTTAGACCATAATCGTGTAAATTTCTAAAATTTACTTAAAAGTTTGTTAGCATAACTTTTTTTGTTAAAATAAATTTATTTGAAAAAATAAAATATCCGGAATTATTAAGGAAAAAATGGAAACGCCGTTTACGCCAAAAAAGGAAAAATATTTTAATTGTGAAAAATGTGACTTTATATGCTATAAGCAAAGTGATTGGGATAGACATATATTGACATCAAAACATAAAAAACATGATTTTGGAAATAATGGAAACGCCGATTACGCCAAATTTATTTGTCAGTACTGCAATAAATTATACTCATCCGCAAGTGGTTTATGGAAACACAAAAAAAAGTGTAATATACCAGATATTGAAAAGAATGATGATGAGTTAATTTCTCTTGTAATTGAAATTGTTAAAAGCAATAGTGAATTACAAAAACAGAATCAGGAGTTTCAACAGAAAATTTTAGAATTATGTAAAAATAATACATCAAGTATAACTACTGGAGATATCAATTCACATAATAAAACATTTAACCTAAATGTATTTTTGAATGAACAATGTAAAGATGCTATGAATATTATGGATTTTGTTGATTCTATTAAACTGGACTTGAATGATTTGGAATCAGTTGGCAAGCTTGGATATATCAATGGTATTTCCAACATTATTATCAAGAACTTGAAGGCCCTCGATGTTCACATGCGACCGGTCCACTGTACCGACTTAAAGAGAGAAACTATGTATGTAAAATCCCAAAATACATGGGAAAAGGAAGATGAAGAGAATAAAAATATCCGTCGGGCCATCAAACATATTGCCTTTAAAAACATAAAAAACCTGGAATTATTCAAAGAGTTACATCCGGATTGTATGGATTGTGACTCCAAACATGGGGATCATTTTTTGAGACTCCAAATAGAAGCCCTTGGAGGGGGATCATCAAACGTAGATTACGACAGTCAAACCAAAATAATCAAGAATATAGCCAAAGAGGTAACAATTGATAAAACACAAATATAAAATATTCAGGGAATTTTTCAATCATGTTGAAAAATTCCTCCCCGATAACTCGCCAAGAATAATCTATTTGAAAGCAATCACTATAAATGCTATAATTAATAAAGATATTTTATTATTGAAATACAAATTTCAACAACTTAAAATATTCAAATTTCAAAAATGGGAAATCATAAATTTTTTGTTTTCCCAAGACTTTTTTGGCAAAATGAATTTTGGACATTTATAAATGTCCATTTTCTGATTTCCCAAAAAGGTCTTGGCAAAAAAAAGTGAAAAAATGAGTTTAGATCATAATCGTCTTATTTTGGATTTTTTACCGAAAACTTTGTTAGCATAAATTTTTTTGACTAAAAAAATTATTTTAAAAATTTATTTTCTATCGTTTATCTATGACAACGGTCGACAACGAAATTAAGCAAAAAATAAGCAAAAAATTTGAGTGTAAAATTTGTAACTATGTTACGTGTAGAAAATCTAATTATGAAAATCATCTGTTGTCTACAAAACATATAAAAAGGACACAAATGACAACGGTTGACAACGATTTTAAGCAAACTTTAAGCAAAAAATATATGTGCGATTTTTGTGAGAAAGAATTCAATGACCGAGCCGGGGTATGGCGTCATAAAAAGAAATGTAAAGGTGAGCCCGACCAAGTAGACATACAATCCCTTGATATGAACCTGATTATGCAACTCTTAAAGCAAAATGACGAATTTAAATCTTTAATGATAGAGCAGAATACCAAGTTAATCGAAGCATACAAGACAAATACATCAAGCATAACTACAGGAGATATCAATTCACACAATAAAACATTCAACTTGAATGTGTTTTTGAATGAACAGTGCAAGGATGCTATGAATATTATGGATTTTGTAGATTCTATCAAATTGGATTTGAGTGATTTGGAATCCGTCGGCAAGCTTGGATATATCAATGGTATTTCCAATATTATTATCAAGAACTTGAAGGCACTCGATGTTCATATGCGACCCGTTCACTGTACCGACTTGAAGAGAGAGACAATGTATGTGAAATCCCAAAATACATGGGAAAAGGAGGACGAAGAGAATAAAAATATCCGTCGGGCCATCAAACACATTGCCTTTAAAAATTACAAAACGCTCGAGTTATTTCAAGAGTTACACCCTGATTGTTTAGAGTATGATTCCAAGCACGGAGATCATTTTTTGAGGTTGAGGATAGAGGCCCTTGGCGGAGGGTCATCAAATGTTGACTATGACAGTCACACCAAAATAATCAAAAAGATAGCCAAAGAGGTAACAATTGATAAAACCGCAACATGATATATCCACATTTTTACCGTTTCTTGCCGCCGCCACCGAAAAAAAAGTTAGATTTATTATACATTACACCAAGACTCAACAATGGCATGGTAATCGGCCAAAAAAATCCGGTTCCTATTCCAATAAAAGTACAACCAATTATATTGACAAATGATGTAAGCGGTGAATACAGACGATTCTGCGGTGTGTCATCTAATTCCCCAATAATACCAACGCCAAACCCTACCCACGTTGTGAGCGCAACTAATGGAACCGAGACATTCCCCCATATGTTCATGAGGTCTTTTAACATGCCATCATCATCATCATTAGACCCAGACCTTCTTCGTGTAATTCTTTTATCGCTCATTGTGATACGTATTACTATTTGTCAAATAATCTTTATATAAGTATTGCCAATATAATAATTCGTTCACGGGTCGGTTAATTCATAACCATAATTTTGATTACAAAGCCTCAAATCTTCGGTTTCGTTGACATCTAACTTATTGAAATCATCTAATGTTCGAATACGATAATTGTCGCTATCACCGCGTATACATTTGTTTTCTAACCAATATTGTCTTGATAAACACGAATAGTGATTCAAAATAAAATAATCATGATCCAGAATAATAAAGAATGCTGGTTCCATATGTTTCATATCTGCCGCGGACGCATGATGAACATTCAATGACGCGAAGGCAAAATCACTATTCACTAGGTATTTTAAGTGACCCCGCGGTGTCGTTTGTCTCATTGTGAATCCCTTGACAACTGATGCGGGTTGTTCAAAGTGACCATTTGATCCAAACAAAACATCGCGAAGCTGTATTTGCGCCAAATGACAACAATTACTCAACACGTTACTCAAATTTATATCTCTTGTTGACCACAAATATTCGTCAATGTCTACCATCAATAGCCATTTCGTCTCCTTTATCCTGGGTAAAATAAATGTATTATACATATCACGTTGACGCCCAGTATAATAATCCCATTTGGTTGTGAATAATGTCACTTGAGATTTATCAACATATGGCTGAAGAATATCTAAAAAGCTGTCGGTGCTGTTATCATTAATTAAGTAAAAATGCTCGACCCCGTGATGTAAATAATGGTCGATCCATTCCTTTAGTATTGATGCTTCATTCTTGAACAGTGCTCCAACCGAAAGTTTATACATATTTAAAAATACATATTTAGTATTTATTACGCTATATCGCAAAATATTAAATATCAATAAATACAAATGTCGAAAAAAGTGATTAGTGAAATTGAAAATAGGGACGCATTTTTTCATTTGTTGGGCCACAATCCGGGCCTCATTGTATTGAAGTTGGGTGCGAGTTGGTGTGGACCATGTGAGAAAATCAAGCATGTGGTTCATGGGTTTTTCGCAACATCTCCCGACAATGTCATTTGCGGTGACATAGATGTGGATCATTCATTTGATTTCTATTCATTCTTAAAGAGCAAAAAGATGGTAAATGGAATACCGGTACTACTCTGTTATAAGAAGGGCAACCAAACGTATATTCCGGATGATTCAGTCACGGGCGCCGATCCAACGGAATTACACAAATTCTTCAGGAGGTGTGGCAATCATTTGGCAACAGCGGTAGCAAACAACCCGAAATAAAATGTTATATTATATTATGAAGAAGTCGTCTATCGTTCCTAATATTATATTTATTATAGTCCTTGTGCTACTAATGTTCCTCTATCGTCGGTTTGAAGATAAACGCTTGAGAGAAGAAGCCAAAGACAACACGGAAACAATCCAGAAGTTTTTGTTGGACGATGTTACTTTAGCCGAGAGTAAAAAGCCAATTTTATGGATACATGTACCCTATGAATACAATTCGCGCAAATGGCTAAGTTTTGGGTCGCGTAGCTCCTTCGATTTGAACCAACCCTATTTGTATTTAACAATACAAAGCATTATTCAACAGTGCGAGGATTCGTTCACAATTTGTATTATAGATGACTCCGCATTCAAACGATTAATCCCCAATTGGTCAGTTGATATGACGAGCATCAGCGCACCCATTTTGGACAATATGAGAAAGCTTGCGCTGATGAAGCTATTGTATATATACGGCGGCATGATTTGCCCAATGTCGTTTGTTTGTATTAAGGATTTGTCGGGGATGTATACGAAGGGGACCCGCAGCAATAAAATGTTCTTGTGTGAAACGAATGATCGCAACATCACGTCGACGACGCATGAATTTTACCCGAGCTTAACATTTTGCGGAGCGCCGAAGGAATGCGCAACTGTTGGCGGATTGATTGATTTTATCCAACGCACAATGTCACAAGATTACACTGCGGAGACAGAATTCTTGGGAAATTTTGACAGATGGGCAAACACTAGGATCCAAACGGGCGAAATCAACTTGATTGATGGTGTGGAAATTGGAATAAAAACAATTGATGAGAAACCTATATTAATTGATGACCTTATGTCGAATAATTACATTCAATTTTACACTGGAACGTATGGGATCCTCATACCAGCTGACGAAGTGCTTAAGAGACGCAAATACGAGTGGTTCGCAAGAATGTCACAAAAACAAGTCCTGGAGTCCAACACAATTCTTGGTAATTATTTGTTGGTTAACGTGGGAGAAGGGGGGAATATTCTTGAGCCACTTACACCTGCGATTAATAAAGAGGTTAAAAAGCGTTATGTGGGATTTTGGAAAACGCCAAATTATCCAGGGCTTTATGGGCTTAGACCATTGAACCTTGGTGATAATCTGTTAAAGCAAGAATATACTGGTCGTTAACCTCGGCCCCGTGAATTTACATTTTACAACAATTTTATATAAATCCACTTTTGGAAAAAGTGGAGCAAAATGTATTGAAAGGGGGTTTACCCCCGTAGTAAATAAAAATCTAATATAATTTTATAATCAATATCAACTATTAATTTGATATTAATTTATATTTGGATCAACCTTTCTTAAAGGTTGAAATTTGGATTCTTGCTTCGCTAAACGCTTTCTCAAAATTTATAATAGATTTGGCTCAACCTTTCCCAAAGGTTGAATTAGAGTCTCTTTCGTCTGCCTAAGTAACCAGCAGCACTTGTCCCAACTTGACCATACCCACTGTGCGGTTTATATATGTAATTTTTACTGTAATTATAACACAGTGTATTGGAGCAGTTATTATACATTTTATTATACGGTAACAGTGTTGTGTCAAACATAGTTTTGAAGTAGCCAGAGCGGTGTAGTTGATTGGATGGATAGAAATGAACGCCATTTGTAGATGACGTTGGGAGTGGGCGGCAAGATGGTTTTTGTGTAAGTAAGTTTATATTGAAAACACACGTAACATCATCTAAACCAGTATCAACTTGAGTTAATGGAGTAATAAAATTATCTGGTGTGTCATGCCAAAAACTATAAAACGCAGATGAAGGGTAAACAGTTTTGAAATAAGGAAAGGAAGATACAACTGTTCCTCCATAACTAAATAATTTTGTGTCGATATTGAATATACTATCTTCATCATAAAAACCATTATTCACATAAATATCAGTGTTGCAATTTATTATATCATAAAAATGCGTTACTAATCCCTCAGTAGCACTGGTAGGTTCAACGCTAAAATATCCATTAAAAATAGTCTCGCTTGATATCAAGACCTGAATAGAATACCATAAAGTCATACTGTATATTATAAATATATAAATTTTTTAAAAATCGCTTGTAAAAATCGATATAAATTTTCATTTTTCGCACATGTATCAATCTGTAGTATATGTCAAACTAATACAACTATAAAAATAATTTAAAAAGGTCTCGCATATATTACTTAATGACGTTCCCCGATTGCCTTGTATTGAAGATTGAGGAGTATGATATTTCAAACCAGAAGCTGGATACGTCCATGTTTGTCCTATATGACCAACGCACTCAAGCATATCTTGTCCGCGGCACTCGCATCGAAACTAAGAGTATGAGTTCAGTTCCGTATTCGTTTACATGCGAGCGAACCAAGGATCTTGCCAATTTTATTAGTGTTGCCATTGGTGAGGAAAACAGAACGAGTTATATTTTGTATAATTATAATGACTTGCCACTAAGTTCGAATGATATCACTTATGATATGCTGTATGACGAAGAGGAACCGGCACACGAGATTTGCGCATATGACAATATGACATATGATAGGAAGGTGCTATTAAAGTATTTAGGAATGTTGAGGAACGTGTTTAATTATTACTAAAAAAATATAGAATGTATTCATGAACGACGTTCAATCTTTGATGACTGCTGCTACGATTTTGGTAATGGGTGGATTTGGTTTATTCATGTATAAGGGTGAAGAGGATGAGGAACAAGACGTGACTTGCGACACACACGTAGAAAAACAAGATATTCAAGAAAACCTACATGAAGATGAAGACGCACAGATAAAACCAAAAAAGACTAGAAAAATGAGAAAGCGTACTGGTGGAGGATCCATACGTCGCACGGGGGCATAGCCCCCGTAAACCCCCTACCCCCAAAAGTTTTGTCATCTTTTCATAAGCAAGAGGAAAAAGAGGAGTTGATCAAAATGGGCTCCCTCATCGCGCAGCAGCATGAAGTAATAGAATGGGGGTTTACGGGGGCTTTGCCCCCGTGTGGAATATATAATACACTGTTTCATACGATGATTTATCGTATTTAATTTGAGATGTATACGTAATATTATTATGATTACATATTTGTCGTAGTATAGTAACAAAAAAATTGTAGGTTAATTTTCTCTCTAAATATTTTTTCTTTGAGTTGTGATAATAAGGTTTACAAAAATCAATAAACTCTAAAATACTTCCATTAAAAACACCTTTTTTAAACGAAATAGTATCCAATGTATAATGTTTGTCGTTTTTTAGGCAATTTGTCTCAAGGAGTTTAAACAAAGCCTCGCTAGGGACATTTTGTTTGAATATTTGGGTTGACATCTCTCTTTTATAAAATCCACTTTTATAAAAAGTGGAGCAAAATCCAATTTTCTAAACGTGGAACAAAATAACTTTTAGAAAAAGTTAAAAAAATATCTTTTAGGTTTATTCTAGGATTTTTTTAAAAGTGTAATATATAATAATGTCTAGTCAACAAACAAGGAGCAATTGGGGAATCGGCAGGAGTAATTGGGGATTCGGCAGGAGTAATTGGGGGTGGGGAATTGGAAGATAAATCATGCTACACATTTTATTTGCTTATTATTTAGCAAATAAAATTTATGTATATACATTAAAATGGGTTATGGATTTTTTGAACCTTGTATTGTCTATGGATTCTATGAAAAGATTCAAAATGAGATAATTTGCTGGGATTTTTTAGAAGAGCACGAAATATATCGGCACATCAAGTATACGAACAAGGGTGGATGTTTCGGGTTTGTATACGGCATATCGTGTGACTCTATAGAAGAAATGAATACAATTGATAAAACCAATGTAGATAAAGCATTTGAACTACTTTCAAAAAAAGATGAATATGTTGCTCCTAAATTACACCGACCAAAGAGAAAAATGAGACAAACTCATCATTTCTTATATATGGTGATGTAAAAGCACCTTTTCAGGCATGTTTCCATTTGACAGCATAAAGCGGTTGAAAACTCTTATGATACAATGTTATTCCACCTTACATTAGAATATTTGGAATTGAAATCCTACTAACGCAAGTTTAGGTAAGCAAAAAACCACTCATTTACCATATGAAATAACAAGGGGACTTCCTCACAGATTTGTATTTTTAAACCACTAAAAACATCCTCCCTAATGCTAGAAAAGGCATAAGAATGTATATAGGTTCTGCTCCATCCAGTGCCTCTCGGCATATTACAATGAAGTGTTGTCTTTATATTGTTTTTGTCTCATTTTTCTCTTTGGTCGGTGTAATGTTGGCATTAAGAGGAGATCTTGATACTTCAGAGTATAGTGAATATTACCCCCCAACCTTTGGAAAAGGTTGGTCCAAAACTGAGGTAGGAGATTTTAAGCCCCCGTGTTGAACCAAATCCGCTGTGGAGGGGGCTTACCCCCGTGTTGAATAAAATTAATAGATTGGAATTTGGCTCCACCTTTTCAAAAGGTGGATTTGAATAGGTTATTTGTGAACAGCGCAAGCTCAATTTCATCTTCATGAATATCGTGGAACACTGTAATGTATTTACAAATATAAGGAATGATGTTATATTTTTCATCTTCGGTAAGCATATCCGTTTGTTTTACAAATACAAAGTAATTATCCAAAATATCCATAACCGAATACCCCTTGTCATATATTTCATAAATCAACTGAATTGCCCTCTCCAACTTTCGTTCCTTAATAAGCCGTGTATATTCTTCAAAAGAACAAAAACTTATATTCGAACACAACGAGTGTGCCAAGCTCAAAGTAACCGGTTCGCCCAACAATTTGAACTTTTCCATGTAATTGATGAGCAACTTGACGGTATGATTCGATACATTGATTATGAATTCTTCCGCATCTGGGTCTACCACAATCCCCTCATTCGTTTTGATCTTGTTCAACAGCGCAATAATATTTTCCTTCTTAATTGGTTTAATTTTTACAATGATGAATCGCGATTGTAGACTCTCAATAACCTTTTGAATATTACTACAGGATGAAATAAAGTGAACATTATGACTGTATTTATCTATACAGTTGCGAAAGACTTGCTGGCTTTGTTCATTGATTAGATCAATGTCATCCAAAATAACAATTTTCTTCTTGCCCTTTACAGTAGAGCACGTTTGACAAAATGTCTTAACATCAGTTCGATAATAATTGATACCCTGTTCTTTAAGACTGTTTATGTAGAGCACATTTTCATTATAAACCCTCGAATTCGTCGTTTTATCTTTGTAATATTCTCTCACAATGGCATTCAACAATGATGTTTTTCCAGATGCCATGTTACCACTCAACAAAACATTTAGATTATTCATTTGGATGAGTGTTTCCAGAATTTGTTTTACCTCGGTTTCCATTCCAAAATCATCAAAATAAACAGGCTGATATTTGTGAATAAACAATCTGTCTTTGATACCCATTTATTGTTATACGTAAATAAACATTTAAGTATATCTTTTATATTATTATTAATGGCCGAATGTTATTATACTGTATTGGGAGTAAATGAGACATCGACACAAGATGAAATAAAAAAGGCCTATCGTGCGCTTTCTCTCAAATGGCATCCTGACAAGAACAATGAACCTGAAGCAATTGGTAAATTTCAAAAGATTAATGAAGCATATGAGACTTTAGGAGAAGAGCAAAAGAGGGCGGAATATGATGCGTCGCGCAGAAATCCATTTAATAGACCTGGTCCACAAAGGGAACACGGCGCCGGGTTCATGCCTACGGATATGGATAATATATTTCAGGCCTTTTTTGGGGGCGGTGTCCCTGGATTTGGGCAGCATTTCAATGTATTCAATGGTGGGCCCGGTGGACCGATTCATTTTGTCCAGCATGGGCTCCAAAAGCCGATCCCTATTGTGAAGAATCTGACAGTTTCTCTCGATCAAGTATTTAATGGAGTAAATATACCAATCGAGATTGAGAGATGGTTGGTTGAAGGCACCAACAAAGTCTTTGAGAAGGAAACTGTATATGTTACACTTCCAAAGGGAATAGATGATGGGGAAATCCTGATATTGAGAGAAAAGGGCAATGTCATCAATGAGAAAATTAAAGGTGACATTAAAATATTCATCAAGGTTGAACCAAATCAATCCTACCAGCGGCGCGGACTAGACTTATTTATGACGCACAAAATATCATTAAAGGACGCTCTTTGTGGATTTACTATGGAGTTGAAACATATCAACGGGCGAGTGTATACTTTGAATAACAATACAGGGACTATCATTCAACCTGATTATAAGAAGGTAATTCCAGGTATGGGATTAACACGGGACGAACACACCGGGAACCTGATATTATCCTTCGTGGTAGAATTTCCACAGATGTTAACACCGGAACAAATTAATGCCTTGAGAGAAGTTCTCTAACACGGGGGCTTCGCCCCCTTCTCTTTTAGAAAAAGAGAACAAAAATTTGGCTCTCTTTTTGCTATTATTGTAATTTTATATAGTTGTCTCAAAAATAATTTAAAGACAAAATATTTTATCTATATGGTGGTGGCGAGTATATTGATACCCCTTCTCTTTTAAAAAAGAGAAATTTTTTTGGATCCACCTTTTTCAAAGGTGGATGGGTTAACTTATCGCGGAAATCTCAATGTTGCGGATGAGCTCCAATATAAAAAGACGTTTTTATGGTTGGATGACTTGGAAGAAGACGTTCTTCATTACTTCTTTTAGAAAATCCCTTTTAGAAAAAGGGAACAAAATTTTGCTCTCTTTTTTAAAGCGATTTTGCTCCACTTTTTCCAAAAGTAGATTTCTAAAAGTTGATACCTTGATGATGTGACTATAAAATATCTCGCCACCACCACACGTTCATAACGGCTTAATGCTTGCGTATTGGACACGCAGTTCCACCTTTATGAAAGGTGGAGCCAAAACATGAATGACGTGTTTTGCCCTTTTAGCTCAGTCGGTTAGAGCATTTGTTTTGTAAACAAAAGGTCTTGTGTTCGATTCACAAAAGGGGCATTTATCCACCTTTAGGAAAGGTTAAGCGAAGCAAAAGCCAAATAACAGCTTTTTTCACGAAATATTAATTACTTCGTGAAAGTTTCATAAACATTTAGGAAATCCAAAATGTTTATTCTTATAAAAAAGCGATTTTGCTCCACTTTTTTTAAAAGTGGTATGTATGTCTGGAAAACCGCGCAGAATACGAAGCATACAATCGTATGTAAACCACATTGACAACAACACTTTTTCTGGCCCAATGAAAATGGGAACCGGTCCAAGCATTGGTGTCACAAGGAACTATTGGCAAAATTACCAAACTCAGTGTAATCAAAATCCAAACGCAGTCAAGAAGAGTTATGCGAATATGGTATTCTTGAATATCAATTCTGCCCAGACGCCAGTCCCTGCTGGGTTCAAGCAATCGACAAACTACAATTACACTAACAACGCCCCTTCAAATGTCGCATATTATAACCCGAACCAAATGTTCCGGAACCACTTTTATGGTCCCAGATAAATCAAAAACTTATAAACTAGTGAATACATATTTTATAAATTTATCTTATTAATCAGGTAGAACAGTAATATTTTGTAAACTACTACTGTAACATTGTTGGCAATTGTTCACATTTATTTTTAAATTTTTTATATAAGTCCTATAATCAGTATTGTCTTGATCAGCACAAAAACCAATGCGATAGTTACTTGATAAGACTTGATCATTCAATGTTATTGTATCGAGAACAGTTCCATTTAGTAATGTAATCATTTTGATATTTGGATTACTATTTGGATTATATATGAATTTACACGTATATGTATTACCAACTGTTAAATTATAACCACTATATTGGTTATTTGTTAAACCAATAATACAAGGGTTTGGACAGTCATATTGAACGGCTATACGTGATGAATCAGGATCCCAATTCCAATTAGGTGTTCCAGACTCTGGATAAATACACATCCCAAAATCAGCACAATTCTGGTTGTAAACGAAATCAACTGTAATTGTAACCGAATTATTTTGCGGAATGATAAGATCTGTGTAAATAGGGTAAGCTGGTTCTTCTTCTTCAGAATTTCCACTAAACCAAACCCCTGATGCGTCCCAGCCAAAATTGGTGTCTAATATTCCACCACCAGGTCCTCGACCAACTGAATAGAGTAACTGTAATGGAATATAACTTTGACAGTTGCAATCTGTTTTAACAGTTTTAGGTGTATAACAAGGGATAAACCCATTCGGGTTGTGTGTGTAATTTGAGTACTGACCAAGCGTGTTGTAACAAGGGAAACATTGGTTTGGCCCACAAACGGTAGCCAAGCGGTTCTTTGCGCGACGATTTGAAATGCTAGAAGCGCCCACACCCCCACCCCCAGGTTTATATTTGTTATACAAGTATGTGGAACTGTTACACGTTATATTCCCACCTGGGTTCATCTTTGTACTTCTCCTACCACCAACCCCAACATTTTTTTTGTATAAGAAACCGTATGGACCATACCAAAATTGGCCGTTAGATGGACCCGAACCAAATGCTGACATGTATATATACAGCATTAGAAAATCGCTTTTAAAAAAAGCGAGCAAAATCGCTTTTTTACGAAGTTTCAGCGAAGCAAGGAAAAGTGGAGCAAAATATAACCGTTTTTGTTCTCTTCCCTTTTTAAAAAAGGGAACAAAATTTTGATAACTTTTTCTAAAATCCACTTTTAAAAAAGTGGAGCAAAATATCTTTTTCTAAAGAGATTTTGTTCTCTTCCCTTTTTTCTACGAAGTTTCAGCGAAGCAAGGAAAAGGGAACAAAATTTTGATAACTTTTTCTAAACGTTATTTTCTAAAGAGATTTTGTTCTCTTTTTCTAAAAGGGATATAAACATTTGTTAACATAAAAATCATGAAGATTGAAGTTTCTATCGGTGAAGCTATTGACAAATATAATATTTTAGAAATAAAATACAAAAATATTAAAGATGAAAATAAACAAAATCTAATTAAGGAAGAGTTAAATGAACTTAGTAGTTGTGTTGACATTATCAATAGATTTCCTTTATACTACAAAATGCTTACATTTGTTAATCAACAAATATGGAATATGACAGATATTATAAAATCTACTCATTTTACCGACCGCAATTATGCTTATATTTCACACAATATATTTGATTTTAATCAAAAACGTTTTCGTATAAAATCTTTTTTCAATTCATCCGCAGAATCTAAAATAAAGGAACAAAAGAGTTATGCTCTCTCTGTATGTCGTATATATTTAGACAACATTGAAACATTTTATAAGAAAATTCCTGAAGTAAATTGTTTATCTATTGATTTTGATATGATAGTGTTTGATACTAAATATGAAGCAAATATCAAATATATATTTGATCAAACAAATATCATTTTTGATAATGATACGACAGTTACTAAAACTATTAATTTAACAGAGTTTACAGTTCATCCTATACACAGAGACATTTTTGATTTTGATCCAATACAATATATTTGTGGAGGATTACTAGGCGATTTTATACAAAGTTTATCTATTCCATATGAAAAATTTAAAAGAACGGGTAGACGAGCAAATATATATTTAGCAGATGGTTTTGGAGGAGACAATTTTAGATTTGGATTACAAAATACATATAATGATATTTTTGATATTATATCAAAACAGTTTTATATCAAGTATTTTAAAATATATTCAGGTGAACAAAATATTGATATAAATCTCAATGATTGGCGTGGATGCCCTAAGTTGTATAGAGACAATTTGTATGAAATTTACAAAATGACATTTGATAGTGAATGGGGAAATGGGAAATGGTTATTTGTTGATAGCGATTCATCTTTTCAAACAAAATGGGAAGATAAAATTGTAATAAATACTACAGATTATAGGTTTCCGGATAATATTGATTTTCAAGAATTATACAATAAATATGATGGTAAATTAGTTTTTGTATCTAATCAATCACAAGAATATGCCTTCTTTATAAGTAGAACATTGTTAAAGATTGATTATTATAATCCTTCGTCATTTACTGAATTGTGTAATATAATTAATAGTTGTCAATTATTTGTAGGTTCATTGTCATCACCACTTTCAATTGCCCACGCGCTTGATAAAAATAGGATTGTCGGGTTAAAGAATAATTGTATTGATAATATTGGAGTTTCTGGATTGGAACAGAAATGGACTAATATGATCCATTCAACCTTTTAAAATCCACCTTTAGAAAAGGTGGAGCCAAATCCATTCAACCTTTAAAAAAGGTTGATCCAAATCCATTCAACCTTTAAAAAAGGTTGATCCAAATCCACTTTTATCAAAAGTGGAGCAAAATATATTGACCCTTTAAAAAAGGTTGATCCAAATCCACTTTTATCAAAAGTGGAGCAAAATATATTCGTTTTTGTTATCTTCCCTTTTTTAAAAATGGAACAAAATTTTGATAACTTTTTCTAAAAGTTATTTTCTAAAAGTTATTTTCTAAAAGTTATTTTCTAAAAGTTATTTTCTAAAAGAGATATATTATTTCAAAACAACATTTGACATAAAGGTTGTTTTGACTGTGATGATGCAACATATGTTTTCCCAAAAGTGGATTTGGCTCCACCTTTTCTAAAGGTGGATAGTTAGGAGATTTTCCTCGTCGGGATATCGGATGAAACAAGGTAGATCGAGTTTTCAGTGATGACAATATATTCCGTACCACTCTTATAAAACTTTGCAATACTAGAAGTGTACTCCTCTTCGCTCTTCACTAACAGCTTCTCACCGTTCTCCTTGGCCCCAATCAGCGCCTTCTTGTCGAGAGATGCCGTCCAATAATCCATTAAAATGGGCTTATCCTCAACAATCGCCAGCTTCGTCGCATGTTTTAAAGTTACATCTCCGGGTAATCTATAATTGAATTCAGGAGCGGCAGTTTTCACGGCAGCATCAGTATTTTTTACCAGTTCAGTCATTTTATATTCTGTTAGGTTTTTAGTCTTTAAATACTTATTTAAACTTTAATTTAAATAAATTTCAATAATAATGAATATGAAGCAAACTATAAACAATAAATATTCATTACATGAAACTGAAAATTTTAATAAGGAATTGACAGTAACCCCGAATACTGTAATGACGAAATATACCGAGTTGTTAGTCGAATATACAACATTTATTATAGAGAACATTAAAATAAAAAATCAAAATTATTCAAAATTTATTATTATTCGCGGGTTGGATACAATCACACACGTGTTTATGACTATTTTGTATTACACCAAAAATCTGGATATGACATATTTTCATTGCCAAAAATCATTTTACTTTTATGTTGAGTTTATTAGCCAGATATCAGAGGCTGAGAAGCTATTCCTTCAGCTAAGCTCAAGAGATGCGACAACATATGTATATAAGAAGACCCTCTTTGATCTAAACAATAATGTATTAAAACCAGAATGCT